TAGGAAATCAACAAGAAAACGGCCTTTAATGTTAGGCCGTTTTCCCTATAAGCCGAAGGCTTAACGAAAGTTCCGGCGTTTTCGCCGTCGGTCACGTTGCGGATGACTTGTAAGCATACAATGAGCTTGAGCGTAGCGAAAGAGAATTAAATGCTTACAGGAATGAGCAAGGTCGACGGCGAAAACGCCGGCAAAAAAAGACTCTTTTTTTTAAAAAAATAACAGCACCTATATACTACTTGATATATAGGTGCTAAATGACACCAAAAAAATTTTGAAATTTATTTGGTTCATAAAAAAATAAATATTATTATTGCGGTGCATATGCACAAAACCAATTAATAAAAAATTAAATTATGGCAAAATTCCCGTTATCTTATGAGGTTAAATTAAGAGATAGCAATAACTCGCGAAATCTCTACATTGTTAATGTTGCTGCATTATCTTGGGACAAAGCCGCTGAACAAGCAGAAAAGGTCCTGAAAAATGACGGCATTGTTTCTATCGCTCACGAAATTAAAAGAAAATGGTAATGAAAACAACTGATCCAATTAGAATTATTAGACTAATCCTGCAAATTATTGCAGCTATTAAACCAATTATTGAAGACTTTTTAAAAAAACATGACAATGAAAAAATCTAATTTATTTGAGTTCGAAGACAAATATTTCTTCGGTAGTGAAGAAGATGTCAAAAAAGAAATTGAAACTGTTTATGGTTACAATGCAAAAGATGTAGTTCTTCAGGAATTAAAAGAATTAGATAAACCCGTTATGCTGTATAAAGCAATAGTTGTACGTCTAGACAATAAAGTTGTACACTTAGTCTTTAGATGTTCTAAAGTACAAATGTCGAAAGCCGCTTTAGTTTTAGAAAAATCAGTTAAACAAGTCTTAGCAATATTATGATATGGGCAAATTTGGTAAAAATGCGCAAGCAGCAGCTAAGAAATTAGGTGGTTTCTTAGATACAAATATCCCAAAACTATTTAAATCAATTACAGGTATAGCTGCTGTTGATGTAGCAAGAGAAAACACTGATAAAACAATTCAGGCTCAACTGGATCAACAAAAGTTCCAAAATGACTATAATTATAGAATGTGGCAAGAACAAAATGCTTATAACACACCTTCTGCACAAATGGAACGTCTTGCAGCTGCAGGACTTAATCCTAATCTGGTCTATGGTTCAGGTTCTGTTGTAGGTAATGCAGCCGAAAGAGCTCCTTCTTCAGCAACAGCAGATTTAAATTATAACTATGCTGCTTTACAGCTGCCATATGCATTGAAAATATTAAATATGTTTCAGGACTTCAGGCAAAAACAAGCTGCAATAAATCAGACAGAGGTAGTTACTCAAAAAATTTTAACTGATGCTTCTTTGAATGCTTGGAAACAAAGATTACTGGAATCTGATGTTCAATTTAAAAATGAATCTATGCTTGACAGGATAATTTATGAACATTACAAATCATTAAATGAACGTGCAGGACTCCATTTAAGAGAAAACCAATATGAATATCAGAAAAAGGAAACTGAGGATTTTGTACAAAGAGGTATTGCAAGAAACACTCCATTTTTACAAAGGCAATTAATGACAAATCCAAATGCACTAGACCAGGCATTTGATATACTAATTCAAAATTTTATTAACTTATTTGGTAAAAAAAACTAATATGAGAAGAAGAACATTTAGACGTAAAAGGCGCTCGTCTCGCAGAGGAAAACGTTTTCGTAGTGTAAAACTTTCCAGAGGTGGATTTATGCTGTAAAAATGCCATGTAAATTCCCGATAAGAGTAAAAGGAAATACGGTGCCATGTGGCAAATGTAGTTCATGTAGGAAAAGAAAAGCAAACGACTGGTATATTAGAGTAAAAAAAGAAATGTTGTGCACTGAAAAAGGAATGCACAATTTCCATGTAACATTAACTTATAATGATGAAAATCTGCCAGAAGACAATAAACCGAGCAAAAGAGATATTCAACTATATCATAAAAAGCTTCGAAAGGATTTATCTAATAAAATGCTTTTCTATCTTATTTCTGAACGTGGTGAAAAATTTGGGAGAATACACTACCATTGTCTTTACTTCAATGTACCCAGTTCACAAAAATTTTTAAACTTAGTACAGAAGTCGTGGGACAAAGGTCAGGTACATATCTCCGAATTAACTGAAAAGAATATACGATATGTTACTAATCATAATATATTCCGTAGAGAAAAGCCCGATGAGTGGGCTCTAATGTCAAGAAGGCCAGCAATCGGTAGAACGTATATTGAATTATATAATAGAGAATTAAAATATTATGTAGAAAATGATATGTTCACAATAAACGATTATGAGTACAAATACGCTATGCCACGATATTATAAAGATAAATTATATTCAGATGAACAGAAACAAAGATTCGCCGAAGAATGCAGCGATAAGGCTGCAATTGAGTATGATAAAAAAATGTTACGATCCTTTGAGGAGAATGAAAAGTTGTTACAACAAAAAATTCAAATCGAACGTGATCAAATCTATCAATTAAAACAAAGACAAAAACGTAAAAAAATACACTTATGAACAATAACATATGGGTAAAAAAACCCCGAAAATCAGCTTTCAATTTAAGCTATACAAATTTACTGACAGCAAATTTTGGTGAGCTTATTCCCTTCTATATCCAGGATGATATTATACCTGGAGATCAGTTTAAGGTAAATACCGAAATGTTGATCAGATGTTCACCATTAATTGCGCCTGCTATGGTTCAGGCTTCAGCTTATGCTTATTACTTCTTTGTTCCTAATAGACTCTTATGGGATGATTGGCAAAAATTCATATCCCCCGAGGATCCTAATCAGGAAGAAGTAAATTATGTTTTCCCCCGATTTATATTTCCTTCAGTACAAAATTGGGAAGAAGCTGATCAGACTCCTTCGCAAGGTGACCTATACGATTACTTGTATAATATCAGGCGAGAAGATATTACAACCTATGCTGCAAAAGTAACGACAGAGTTTAGCCAACTCCCAATGCGTGCTTATAAAATGATCTGGAACGAGTATTTCCGTAATCAAAATGTTCAGGATGAAATCGAAATTCCTAAAGATGGAGGATATATTGACTTTTGTCAAACTCCAGGCAATAACGACTTTCATAAAGCAGCTGTATTAAAACACAACTGGCCTAAAGATTACTTTACTTCTGCTCTTCCCTGGTCTCAAAGAGGAGGAGAAGTTGTGTTGCCTCTTTCAGCAGATTATGCACCATTGGAATTTAAATCTAATTTAGGATTAACAAAAATAACAGGATCAGGAAGTCAATATGACCCTGCTAAATTAATGACTGACCAAGGAAATTTATACAGAGTTGTGTTAGAAAGAACAAATGCTGACGGAGGTTCATTTGTAGTAAATCAACATATGTTTACTGATGATGGAGTCCCAGGAGCAAGCCATTTGGTTACAGCTGAATCTGTTAATAATTACAGCACAAATATTGACGTATCAGCAAATCATCGTGTTGACCTTACAGATATAACTGCAACAACGGTAAACGAGTTCAGACGAGCAATTAAACTTCAAGAATGGCTCGAAAACTCCGCTCGTGGCGGTGGTCGCTATGTTGAAAGCATTCTCAGCCATTTCGGTGTAAGAGTCCCAGATTATACATTACAGCGCCCGCAATTTATCGGCGGCGGTAAAGTACCCATTCAGTTCTCCGAAGTCCTCCAAATGGCTCCTGACGCTTCAGCAGGACCTACCGGAACAATGGCAGGTCATGGTATTGGAGTCGGTGGCGCTCCCGGCTTTAAAAAATTCTATGCAAATGAACATGGTATTATCATGGGCATTATGGTTATTCAGCCCAAAGCTGTCTATGTAAATGCCATGCGTAAATCTCTCTATAAATTCGACAAATTCGATTACTATTGGCCAGAATTCCAGCGCTTAGGTGAACAGCCAATTCAGCGCAAGGAATTAACAGTATGGCATACAAATGCAGAAACTATGGATTCAGAATTCGGCTATACTCCCCGATATGCAGAGTATATGTACAGGCATAGCGAAGTACATGGTTATATGGCTACAACTCAAAAGTATTGGCATTTAGGCCGTGAAACGGATAAGAATACAATTCTTTCAAATGCATTCATACAATGTACTCCTGCTCAGAATTCAAGTATATTCGCTGTTGAATCAGTAGATGATTCTGCTCAATTCAATATAATGCTATACAACAGAGTACATGCATTACGTCCAATAGATAAATATTCAACTCCTTCAATCTGGTAAATATGAAAAATCAATTTAACTATCAACACAAATCTAATGTTCCTGATTGTGAAAACGAAAAAAATATCGTAGTACCACAACAGGCAACAACTATTAAAGAACTCTATGATATGAGGGTTCGAGGCTGTGCCCCGAATCTCGATCGTGGACAAGGCGAACGTGATTTTGATGAAAATGTAAGGATAGAAGACCTCAGTGATGATGTTTTTGAAACTCCTTCAGATATCAATGAATTAAATGATTTAATTGAGTATCAGAATCAAAAAGTTAATTATATGGTAAATCAGGATAAGGAGAAAGCAAAAGCAAAAAAGCAAACGGTCGAACCTGAAAAACCAGCAGACTAAACATTAAAGCGAAAAGGCCTCGTTAGAGGCCTTTTCTGTATATTTTCGAAGAAAATGTATATCGCAACGTATTAAATAAATATATGACGAAAAAATATGATTGAACGAAACGTTATTAGGAAATCAACAAGAAAACGGCC